TCAGGCTGGATGCACGCCATGTTGTGCCACCGTCGTCGGTGAAGAACATGAACAAGTGCACCTTGCCTGTAGTGAGGGTGGGTGCTGTACCGCCGGGCCACACGACGCCGCTGAACCAAGTAATCGTGCCGCTGGTGTGCGTCAGCTCCAGCGTGAAGGCGTAGGAGCGGGAGGCGGGGACGTTGCTGACGGTGAAAGTGCTGTTGGCGTTGATGGTTTTGGTAAAGGTATTGCCGAGTGAGCAGTCAATGTTGAGCGCAGCAACCGCGACAATGTTTGCTCTGTAGCTCCCGTTGACATACGGCGCTGTGGTCAGCTCGGGGCTGGTGAGCGTTTTGTTGGTGAGCGTCTGCGTGTCGCTGGTGCCAACGATGGTCCCTGTCGGTGCTGTGACCGTTGCCGCAGTGCCGGCGCCAGTTCGATTGATCAGGCCAGTGGTGCTAAGTGCAGCAACAGCGGCCAGATCAGCGTCATAGCCCTGGACGGTTGAGCCAATGTCGCTGCTGGTAAGGGGCGCAGTACCGCTGCTTGCTGCAGTCAGTCGTCCCTGTTGATCAACCGTGATGCTTGCGTAGGTGTAGCTGCCCGGTGTAACAGCAGTGTTATCAAGATCAATCGTGATCGTGCCGCTGCTGGTGATCGGACCACCTGAGCTAGTTAGACCAGTCCCACCCGATACATCGACGCTGGTAACAGTGCCCGCGTTGCCCGATGCGGCGATACTGATTGAGCCATCACCGTTGGTGATCGTGATATTTGATCCAGCGGTCAGCGTCGCCTTTGCCAGCGTGCCATCGGTCTTACCAATCAGAAGCTGACCATTGGTGTAGGCGGTTTGTCCGGTGCCTCCATAGCCCGTCGCAACTGTTGTGCCCTGCCATGTACCAGTGCCAATCGTGCCAACGCTGGTCAGGCTGGAACTAACGACACCGCTACCAAGGCTGGTCGCATCAAGAACTTTTGTGCCAGCAATTCGATATTCTTTGGCACTTGCAATGTTGACGTGCTCGCTAAATGTCCACGCGTCAGTGCTATCAATCCAGTTGATTGTTTTATCTGTTGTGCCCTTGAGGGTAATACCGCCGCCATCTGCGGTTACATCTGTTGGGGTGGCAACTGCACCCATTTCGATGTTTTTGTCCTTCACCACAAGTGTGGTGGAATCAATCGTCGTAGTTGTACCTTGGACGCTTAAATTGCCAGGGATGTTGATATTGCCGCTGGCATCAGCAGTCAGGCGGGCTGTCCCACCTGTTACCAGTGCAATCTCATCCGCACCAGTGCGAAGCAGGCCGGTGTTGGGGTCGCCGTCGAAGGCATAGCCGGGAGTGGTGGCACTGGTGGAATCATCCGCCAGGATTTGCCCGGTCATCGTGCCGCCGGTTAGCGGCAAAAAGCTGCTGATACCGGAAATGTCGCTCAGAAAAGCAACAGTGCCAGACTCGTTCTTAAATGTGATCGTCCGATCAGCTGTCGGATCTGTGATCGCAAAAGTAGTCTCGAAGGCGTCGTCGGTGCTGCCCTCAAAGCTGATGTTGCCGGTAAATGTTCCACCGGCTTTGGGCATTGCCGCAGCGGCTAGGTCGTAAGCCCCCTTAACCGCATTTGGAGTGGCAGCTGTGGTGGTACTCGTACTACTGGTGCTGTCTGTGAGCTGGACTGTTCCTCGGGCTGAGGTTGTTCCGGGCTCGATGATGTCCCCGTCAAGGGTGCTGGGATCGACGAGTCCGTAGCCATACTGCACCAGCTCCTTAGAGGTGATCTTTTTGGTCTCGCTTGCCGAGGTATCGACTACAGCCAGTACGTCGTTGTTAGCGAGCGAACCGCCGGCAAGACTATTGAGCTGGGAAATTTTGAGGTCTGCCATGACTCAGAGTTCGTCCTGCAGCAAGCGGCCTATACCAGATTCTAGGTCCAGAGCACTGCTATTCTCCTGCAGCAGCAGGCTGCCCGCAACCGTATCGGTTGTGCTGTACCGCAGCTGGATTTGACCCGTCGTCACAAACTCAATCTGGGACTGGACCGCGTTGCCGGCTTCAAATGACACACCGACATTCGTGATCACGCCATCAATCAAGTAGTACAGCTGGGTGGCATCAGTATTGTTTGGACCAGTGGCTGCAGATTCACCACCGCGCTTTAACGTCAGTGCCGCACTGAAATTACTGCCTAGTTGTTGGCGTAGGACAAGGTGATGGATGTACTGAGCCGCCTCGAAGTCTCCATTTTCGCCAAAATCCCAGAAGCAGGTTATTTGACCGCTGCCAGACACCAAACCGCTGACTTGATTGACAAATTCTTCGCCCAACACAGTTGCATCAAGTGCCACGCGCTGAGTGCTTAGTTCGTAGGCGGTGACTTCGCCTAAGGTGCGGAATCCTCCGCTGGTAAGCGTTGCAGAAATGGCGTAACTGCCGCTGGGTGTTGCAAGGATTACGGCATCAGCCACATCACCTTTTAGCGCCTCGCCCCAGGTCTTAAAAAGACGAATGCCACCAGCTGCGTCCACGTTGACGTACCAAGCGCCAGTGCTCGTTACGCCTGGTGGTGTAAAGCCTGAGGCGTCTACAAAATCAAGGTTGCCGCCGCCTGTACGCGTGATCTGCAGGTAGTCACCAGTGATAAAAGTATCGTTTGGAAAATCAAAACTGAAACGTTTTTGCGCGACGTTTACATCGGCAGGATCCAGCGTGGAGTTGTAGCTGCTTGCCCCAGTGCGTTGGATTGAGACAAGCCCCGCATTGCCGAGATAAACAGCCATTACGCAGAACCTAAGGTCGCAGTGGTAAGACCGCCGTTAACTTGGAATGTCAGATTGACGCTTACAAGGTCGCCGGTTGTAACGGCAATATCGGCTTGCGTAAACAGCACAGCAGCTTCAATGATCCGGCTATCTGCAAGTTTGAGCCGTAACGTTTGTGTTGCTGTTGGTGTTGTGGCTGTAGTGCGGATGATGTTTTGCAGCATCGACGCCATCTCCAGAGCGCCAGCATCGTTTTCGTAGTAAAGGGCGGTGCAGCTGCCTGTGTAGTTTTGGCGCCCGTAGACGAATTTTTGTGCTGTGTCGCCTGTGGTGGTGACGTTCAGGGTTTCAACGCTGGCGTTAATGCTCCAGTCCCGGACCTTGGCGACTTGCGTGCCGCCCACAAACAGGGAACCGTTGGCGCCTGTGTAGTAAGTGGCCATTACGCGGTAACCCCCAAGAGTTCAACGGAAACGGATTGGTAGCCAGGTGGACCGTAAGTGACCTGGGGAGGACCAGCGTAACGCCAAGCGTTCGTTGCCTCGTTGGTGTAATTGTAGCTAGCCATGCCAGCGAAGACTTCCGCAGGTAGCGCGAAGGTGCCGTAGGTGGTTCCGTTAGCGGCGTAGTGATCGGTAATTGACTTGCCCACAACCTCTGTCACATTGTTAAACACAAGACTGAGCTGTTGACCGACAGTGCGCGTGCCATGCACAAAACGAATTTCTACGCCGTCCAACGCTTGGTAGACAGTTTGCGGCCTACTGCCTGGTGTCCATACCCTGGAAGAGGGCCTTACGGAAGGGAATGTCGTCATACCTCTACATCAAAACTGCCGCTAAGGACACTGGTTGAAATAATGCTAACCCCTGATCCATTCAGGGGGAAATACGTTGCATTGACTGTGGTTATGCCGGTGGTGGTATCCATTTCAAGACTTTCGACCAAGTAGTGGTTTGTCTCTATACGATTTGTCCCGCTACTGTCTTCGCGCTTTATTGAGACAGCGATGAGATCTAGCGGTTTGTAACCTTCAATCAAATCGTTCGGATTTTGCGTTGTCTGGAAACTAATTCTGTGCGTTGAGTACCTGCGGGTGGCCAGTAGATACTTAGCGTACAAAATAGCGTGGTCATCGTTTGTGCAGAACTCAGTTAAATCGTAAGTCTCCTCGGGAGATGTTTTGGCGTAATCCGTGTAGCGAACTTTTGCTGTGGTGGGCACTTCAACGTAGAAACGGCTTGTGCGCTTGTAGATGACCACAACTCGGATAGGAAGTCTGTCTGCGGTAGATGTATAAGTTTTGCTGTACGAGCCAGCGATTATGGTTCCTTCTATTGAATTGGCGCTAACGCTTAAGTCTGTAAATGTAGTTACAGGGGTGAGTGCTGCAGAACTGATTTGGCCTGAGTCAGTAAGTGGCAGTAACGGACGCAGCCTAAAGATACCG